TCGGGAGATCCGCCGGGTCGGCCGCCAGCCACCACGTCGAAGACGAGGAGAGGTAGGCCGAATCGACGATCGTGAACTTCCCGGCGAGCACGTTCGCCTGGGGCTCGAGCACCTTGGACGAGGTCGAGCCGAGCGACGACGCGAGGAGCGTGTTGCCCGTCTGGATCTTGTCGGCCGTGATCCGCAGCCCCACCGGCACGAGCAGGATCTTCGGCGTGATGCCGAGGGGAGCGCTGTCCGGATCGGTAAGCGACCGATACGCACCGTAAGCCGTCTCGACCGAACCGATCGCCAGAGCGTTGCCGGCACCGGCCGTCGCACCCTGGAAGTAGGTCGAGTTCGACGCCTCAAACGCGGCCCAGAAGACTTGATTGAACTTCAACGCGGCACCGCGACCGAGCCGGCGGGGAACCGCCGTCAGAGCCCCGAGATCGTCGTTGATGATGTCGGTCCGAGTGATGGACGACATCCGGCCGTAGGTCTTCGCCTGGAGAGTGCGGGCCGCGTCGCCGGCATCAGCCGACTTGAGCTTCCCGTCGTTGCCCACTTCGTCGAACACGAACCCGCCGTCGAGGCGAACCCCGGTGGCGGCCTTGAGATCGTTCAGCGGACGCACGAGCGAAATCTGCTCCCACACCGACTCGACGGCCTCGAAGCCCGAGAGGAGGTACTTGCCGTAGGTCGCGGCGAGGATGTTGGAGATGTTGTGCGTGGCGAAAGCCGCCCGCAGCACCACCGCCACATTCGATGCGTTGACCTTCTGAGCCCCGTCGTAGCCGCCCTTCCGGGCCGCGCTGAGAAGCACGTCTTGCAGGCCGATCGTGCGGGACCGCTTGGCAGCGGCCTCGATCATCGGCGAATCGCCGTGCTTGGCTTCGATCTGCTTGCCGAGCCCGCCGACCATCTGCATGGCGGCGATCGTCACCTGATCGTCGTCGAGGGCCGGCTTGCTGGCGTGAATCGCCGGGCCGCGCTGCTCACGGAGGGTCTTCAACAGCTCCTCCTTCACCTCGGTCACGATCTGCTCGCGGATCGACAGCACGTCGATCTTCGGAGCGGCACTCGCCACGTCGCTGGGTCCGGTCGGCATTGCGCCGCCGTGCTCTTCGCTCTGCGCTGGCCCCGTCGGCATACCGTCGGCGGCCTTCGTCTCATCGGACATAGGAGACTCCCCCGCTTTCGCGGTAATGGTGACGGCCGTCGCTGCATCGGCCCCGAGCGTGACAAACGAGCATTCCCGCAGCGTGGAACGCGTTACGATTCGCACCGGACCTTCAAAGGTCCGGCCGTTGACGGTGACGGCGTCGCCAGACCCGACGAGCGTCTGCTCGTCAACGTCAGCGCCAACCGATGCTTGCCACTGGTAGCCGCGGTCGCCGAGCTGGACGACCTGCATGGCCGCTTCGCATTGAGCGAGGATCGACCCGTCGATGACGAGCTGATCGCCGACGGTGCCGGTGCCCTGGCCCAGCACCGACTCGAGCGAGTAGTCGTGCCCGAAGACGATCGGGATCACCGACGGCACGGTCATGCCGGCGAGATCGATGACGACCGGCTCGCGGCTCCACGCCTGGCGGATGATGCCGCCGGTGTAGCCCACCATCGAGAACCGCGGAATCCGCGGCGTCGATAGACTTTCAGCCTCGCCGTAAGCGTCGGCGGTCAGGAATCGCACATCGGCACGAAGCGTCAGTCCGCTCATGCGTTGCCTCCTTGCGTCGGGTCGGGGACGACAAGCTGAGAAGGACGCTCGCCAAGCGTCAGGCCAAGTTCGGCCATGAGTTCACGTTCGGCAGCGATCTGCCGGAGTTCGACATCCCATTGCTTCCCCTGGCGGGCGTACTCGGCGGCGAGGCTCGTCGTGAGCGTGGCCAACTTCGTCTCGGTGGCGTTGGCTTCCTTGTTGGGATCGACGCCTTCGCGGCCGTCCCAAACCCAAGCCCAATTCCATTCCGAAGCCGGCGGCAGCCCGGCGGGGATCATGCCGGGGACGAGAAGGGCTTCGTCGAGCCACTCGCGGAAGATGCGGTCGAGCCACGCCCTCTCGAGTTCGTCACGCTCGACGCGGACGTTCTGCTCGTGCAGTTGGCCGTCCAGGCGGGCGGAAGAGTAGTTGTAGGACGAGGCGTCGAAGGCGGCCTTGTAATACGGCAAGTTCACGCCCCGAGCGATCTCGCTGAGGATCGTTCGCGTGAAGGCTTGGTGCGTGTTCGTCGGCTGTTCGGCCTTGAGCTGCGAGATATCCCAGCCCTCGGGCAAAGTAGTGAGCGTGCCCTTCTCGATCTCGATCGCCGCGAAGGCGTCTACCTCGTCCACCTGGGCGGCGGGCGAGTTCGAGTGGACGAACGCGGCAAGGTCGGCGGCGATCTCCGCGGCGCGGATGACCGCTTCCGTGTAACGCCGCATGTTGGCCGTCAGCCGCAGGCACGGCGTCAACTCCGAGAGCCCGCGGTGCTGGCCCGGCCGGGTCGGCCGGAACCAGTGCAGCATGTTCTCGGCGGGAATTGTGTCGTACTCGTTGATGCCGATCAGGTAGTTGGAGCCGGGGTGCGACGTGAGAACGTGGAACGCGATCACGTTGCCGTGCCGGTCCAGTTCGACACCGTCCACAAGCGAGCCGTCGGGCGAAATTGTTTGCTGGTAGTCGTACGCCGGCGAGGCGACTTGGTCGGCCTCGATCAGCCGGAGGTCGAGCTGCACGCCCCGTGAGTCGAGCCGGGGATTCGTAAAGAACATGCAAAACGCTTCGCCGTCGAGGACGCGGGCCTCGGTGGACGTGCGGAGCTTGTCGGCCAGGCGGACGGACCACGACCAATCGAAAAACGCCCGGCCGATCGCACGGTCGGCGTCGGCGTAGCCGGTGGAGAGTTGGATTCGCGGCCCGGTGCCGATCAAGTCGTTGGACTTGGTGACGCAGATGCCGTGGACGTAGGCGTTGTTGGCCCGCTCGTACCGGGCACGATTGCGGATGATCCGCCGGACTTCCGGCGATAGGGCGGCGTTTGCCGAGAGCGCGTCAGCGTTGGCCCAGTGCCGCGAATCGTCGCTCGTCTGGGCAGCGTCGAACCGCGCTCGTGCGAGTGGACGGACGACCTGAATCGCCTTCTTCGGAGGCGACCAGCGGCCGGTGCGGATGAGGGAGACGATTCCCATTCAAGTTGTCCCCGGAGGAATCAACTTGTTGAAGCGGAGCCCCCGATGCGCGTTGCCGGCGGCTGTAGCGTTCCGGCCGGCGAGGTACTTGTCGGCCTCGATCATGTCGGGGATCGATTGCGCCGTGACTTCGCCCGCGTCGGTGCGGACGGACGCCGGCCCCTGGGCCACCGTGTCGATCTTGCTGGCAAGTTCGTCGCTCATGCCGTTCACAATGCGTGACCGGGGCGAGAACTCGGAGGGGGTGTGGCTACGCCTTGTGGCGCTTCGTGACGATCACCCGCTTGCCGTCAGGGCCGGCGGGGATGCTGACCTTCTTCCGCTTGCGGAATCCGCCCTCGCTGGCGGCCGGCTCGAGGCCGGTGATCGACGCCGCGACGGCGCACCCGACGAGACAGTCCCACCAGTGATTCTCGCGGGCAACCGACTTCCACTCGTCCACGCTCCGGCCGCGGGCCTCGACGCGGACCGGGAACTCGGCGACGAGGTGCTCGATCAGCATCTCGTGATTGCCGGCGTGCAGCATGATCGCTTCCGGATCGCCGAGCCCGAGCCGCAGACGGCCGGAGACGAACGTCTTCCAGAAGTTCGTGTCGTAGGCGGCCTCGATCTGCGTTCCCTCGGCGGTCTTGCCGACGAGCCAGTTCAGGCCGGCACGATCGCCGCGATTTTTCCGCGGCCCCATCGGCGTACCCGATGCCCCGACACCCTTGCCGCGGCTCGGCAGGATCTGTGCCGCGAACGGAGACGACCGGGCGAAGTTCCTCACGACTGCCGTCGATTGCCCCCAGTTCGCGTCCACCATGAGTTGCGAGATCCGCATCGGCACGCCGTCTTCCCGCTGCCAGTCGCGGGCCAGCAAGAGCCGCGCCGTCTCGTCCAGGCCGGCACGTAGCGCCGCCTCAAACCCTGCCCCAGGCGATGCGAGTGCCAACGTCTTGCGAGCCGACCCGGCCTCGAAGAACGACGCGCCTTGATCGGGGTGCGACCCGTAGGCGACGACGTGCCCGCCAAAGGACTCCGACCACGACGCCACGAGCCAGTAAAGCAATCGGTCCTGCACGTCAACGAACGCGGTCAGCTTCGTGTGACCGGCCGGCACGATCCCGCGGGCGATGTTCGTCGCTCGCAGCGGGAGCTGCCGCTTGTCGAGCTTGTCGGTCGTGATGTCGTCGGCGAGCGGCGAGTTTTGAAACTCGGCGTTGAACGCCGCTTCGCCGCGATCGATCCGGAGATTCCAGGCATGCTGGATCGCCGACAGTTCGTCGGGGGCTTTCCGTTCCGGCCACGCCACTCGGCTGCCGGCGTCCATCGCGGCTTGCCGCTGGCGGTAGAACTCGTCGGCCGCGCCGGTGCCGGTGCCGTCCCGCTGACCCTCGCGCCGCAGCTCCGCGTACTGGCTCCAATCGTCTTCGGCGTCAGGCCACTCGTAGACGAGCTTCGTCCGCTCGCCTTGCCAGGACGGGTGCTTCTGCCGGTCGAGGAGCCGGTCGGCGAGGTCGTCGGTGCGGATGACCGTGACGGTGCAGAGCCCGGCGATCCGCTTGCCGGGGCCGGCGAGGCCGAGGATGTCGCCAGCGATGATCCGCTCTCGAGATGTGACCTGTGACGGGCTGTTGGCCGACTCCGCGGTCTGCGGGTCGTCGATCAACACCAGCGACGGGCGAGCCTTCTTGCCGTCGCTGGCCCGCTTGATCGACATCCCGCGAATCTTGCCGGTGATGCCGGCGACCTTGATTGCACCGGACGACGCCGGCGAGCCGGGGATGGCCGGCAGTTGAATCTCTTCAGCTTTCCACTCGATGTTCGTCGGCTTGCCCTTGTAGAGCTGACCGCGGGCTCGGTTGTTGATCCGCTCGAGCGACACGATCGGAAAGGCGACTTCGGGGAAGTCATCGAGGATCAGCTCGTTGCTCTCGCACTCGACCTTAATCGAGCCGAGCATGCCCTTCGCGTGCTCTTCGTCGGCCCCGACAATCGCCACGAACGAGCTGTGGCCGTAGAACAGCGCCCACATCGACGCGGCCTCGACGAGACTCGTCTTACCGGAGCCGCGCGGCATGGCAAAGGCAAACAACTCGCCGCGAAGCACCGCGCCTTCGATCTTGGCAATCGCGGTGAGGTGATCCGGCGACCAGTCGAGAATGAACGTCGCCGGTAGGTACGTCTCGCAGAAGACCTTAAAGGAATCTCTGGCCGCGGCCTTGCGGGCGGGATCGACCACAGCCGGCAACTCGCCGATGTCGCGGCCGGACTCGGACAGCTCCGCCTGGCGAGCGGCCGTGCGCTCCTTGTGGGACTCGTAGGAGCCGGATCGTTTGCCGGCCTTGCCTCGCAGTTCACGCAGAGCCTTGAGCTGCTGCCGCAGCTTCTTCTCGGCCTCGGCGGCTTTTTGCAGGCGATCGTCGGCCATGCGTTATTTCGGCTTCGGCTTCTTCTGCGGCTTGTCGAGTTCAGCCTTTTTGCCGGTCAGAGTCTCCCACCGCTTCACGATCACATCGCAGTACGCCGGGCTGATCTCCATTCCGAAGCACTTGCGGCCAAGTTGCTCCGCGGCGATGAGGGTGGTGCCGGAGCCGCAGAAGGTGTCGAGCACCGAATCGCCCTTGGTTGTGTTGTTGCCGAGGAGGTATGCCACCAGTGCGACCGGCTTCATGGTGGGATGCTCGTCGGATCGCTTTGGCCGAGCAAACTCCAAGACGCTGACCTGCTTCCGGTCTGTGTTCCAGTTGTGCGTTCCGTCTTGCTTCCAGCCGTAGAGGATCGGCTCGTGCTTGTAGTGGTAATCGCAGCGACCGAAAACCATCTGATCCTTAACCCATATCAACTCATGACGAACGCGCCATTTGGCACTGGAAATGCTCATCATCATCATCATCATCTGGTCGCCCCCCTGGCAGGCAAACCAGTAGTAAGACGATGAGCCGCTGCATGACAAGTACGCAAGCGTTGCAGCTTGCTCCCAGAACTTCGCCATCTCATCGAGCGGACGCGAATCGTTTTCGATTTCCTCATGCTGGTTGTCTTTGCCTCTGCGGCCAGCAGACTCGTAGGCCACTCCATACGGTGGGTCGGTCAGCCATAGATCCGCCTTCGCCCCCGCCATCAGCCGCTCGACATCCTCCGCCTTCGTCGAGTCGCCACAGAGCAGGCGATGATCGCCAAGCGTCCACAGGTCACCGGGCTTGGTGATCGGATCGATCGGCGGCTCGGGCACTTCGTCTTCGACGACTTCCTTCGCCTCGTCCTTGTAGAGCCCTGCCTCTTCGGCGAGATCGGCGAGCATCTGTTGCAGTTCCGGCGATCCGGTGTCCACGTCCCGAAGAATCGCGTCCAGCTTCGCGGCATCTGATTCCGCCATCGCTGCCAGCGGGTCGAGCGTGGCTAGCACCTTGTCGCCTTCTGCCTCGTTCACATCAAGGACGAGAACCGGCAGGACTTGGTCGCCCATCGTCTCGACGCGGAGGTGCCCGTCAAGCAGCATGAGCGAGCCGTCTTCCAGCTCGCGGGCGAGGACGGCGTCGGCGATGCCGACTTCCGCCAGGACGCCACGCAAAGCGTCGGCCTGGGCCTGTGGGTGTGTCCGCCAGTTCTTTGGGTTCGGCCGCAGTTCAGACGCCGGGACGCGGCGAAGCTCACGGATTCGGTCTCGGATTTTCAACGCCTGTGCCTCCCAAACGGAAACGAAAGAAAGTTTGTGCTGATTCTTGTCGGATCGCAGTGCCCCGATCGGGCCGAGTTACCGGGAAGGACCCGCGACAATCACAGCCTCCGCTGTTACTGCCACAGCCAGCGCCGCCCACACGTGCGACTTGACACCATACAGCGGCCCTGGCTGTTTCTTTGTCCCCACTGGCCCGTAGGTATCCATGAGAGCCTGCCGAATGTTGGCGTCCTTCGCTCGAGGTGATCCGCACACGTGCAGCTTTACATCCTTGCGGAAGATGAGTTCGGCATTGACGCCGTGAGCATTAGCGACTTCGACCATGCGTCCGATCTCGACGCAGGTGTTGAAGACTGAAGCACCAACGGCCATGCCGTACGAGGCGATCATCTCGATGGCGATTCGTTGCTGCTCGCGTGCGTAGTAAGAGACACGCACTCTAACGTCGAAGTTGTCAAGCCATCCTGAATCAACGACACGACCGTCAGTCCACACGACGTACGCGCTCCGCTCTGGCCCTGGGTCGATGGCAAGGATCATGCGTCCCCCTCCGGTCCCGGCGGCAGCGGCTGCCAGTGGGTAACCTCCCACATCGAAATCATTCCGTGCCACTTCCACCTTGGCTGCCTGTTTCGCTCCTGCTTTGCGAACGTGTTTATCTCGTAGACCATCTCGCAGACGTTGCCCGTCTGGCATCGGACCAAGCAATCGAAACGAAAACCGTTCGATTCGTTCAACCCCGGCAACCTCTCGCCCACCGGCACCCACCGCCGTTCCTCGCGGAGCCGGGCGATCTCTGCCTCCAGGCTCTCGACCTTCTGCAACAGCGTCGAGATCGACCGCCGCTCCTCGACCAGCTCCGCCAGCCTCTTCGCCACTTCAGCGAGACACGCGGCGATAACGCCGTCGTCGGTGTTGATCCTGCGGGCAAGGATTTGCACGGCCTCGATCAGCGTTGCGTCGGGTGTTCGTCGATCAGTCACGCCCCACCTCCTTCACCGCCACGCCCGCCGCGGCGAGGGCTGCAATAACTTCCTCCGCAGACATAACGCGGTTGGCGTAGTTTGTCTCGGTCCACGAACGCAAGACGACCTCCGGCGGCGACGACCGGGCGAGGAGGGCGTTGATCGCAACCGCCGTCAGTTCGCATCGATCCGCGGTATGGCGTCCACTCACCTTCGCAATGTCACGCAGCAGCCCGACAACGCCCGTCAGCGTCGTTCGCTCCTCCTCCGTCAGCCACCCGCGCGGCTGCGGCCTTCGTAGCGGTTTCACAGTCATCCCGACGTACCGCGCCCGCTCCGCACTGTCATCTACGTGGAACGTGACGTTAGCCACCGCCCCCTCCCCGCCGCCGCTCGCGGCCTCCAGTTCAGCCACGCGGGCCTCTGCCGCAGAAAGCCTTTCGTTCGTGCGGTCGGCGAGGAGCTTCCATGACTCCCGCTCGCGGATCGCGGCGTCACGCTCGGCGGTGAGGATCGCCACGACGCCTTCCCACGGCAGTTCGTCGCCACTGGCGTCAAACACCCCGGAGCCACGATGAACCCTCGGAGGGGCTGGCGGAGGCGGCGGCGGAGCAGACGGCTTGTCGTACTTCGGAAACCACCAGCCGCTACCGACTCGCTCGGCCTTCGTCTGCCGCGTCTCTGCTGGCCTGGATACCGGGGCAGGCGGAATCGGCTCCTCGTCGCTCACGACGCGGACGGAAATACCCTGGCACACAGCGCCTGGGAGAAATGTTGCGGCCCATTCTTTCGGGCGAAAGTTGCTCCTGTGGTGAAAGGAGAACTCCAGCGTGATCCGCTCCTCAAGCGTCACCCGCTCCGTCCTCATCCCGCTTTGCCCTTCGCCTGTTTTGCTCACCGGCACTGAGCGTTCAGCGGCCTCGGCAAAGGGGCGGGCAATCGCCTCCCCCAGCGTCGGCAGCGGCTCCGTCCGGTTGTCCTCGGCCGCTCGCACCGCGGCGTCGCGGGCGATGTCGTGGCACCAAGAGTGAGTCATCGGGCGGCCTCCTTCGCGTCGACCTGAAATCCAAGCTGACCGGAAGCGATCTTCAGCACCACCTGACAGTGAGCGCGGAGTGATCCACAGCAGTCGTCGCACTGGTAGAGCGACTCCTGCTGCGTGCGATCTCGCTTGTCGTCCACAGGCCACACCATCGTCTCTGCGTAGGACGACGAGTCGCCAACGGCGGAGCTTGGCCGATTGATCGTAGACACCAGATATTCGCGGCCTTCGTGCGTGACGTAGGTCGCTGCCAGTCTTTCGGTCATCCCTCACCCCCTCCCGCGGCCTCGCCGCTTGAATAACTCGATCCCTTATTCAACCCTCGGCCCGTTGTCTCACATCCCCGTCGCCGTCGTCCCAGGCTTGAACGGCCCGTTGGAATAGCCCATGTCGAGCTGCACCAGCCGCACCGTTGCGGCCCGAAGTTCCGCTTGCGACAGCAGCCGCCACGACGATCCGCTGCCGACGAACACCCAGGTGGTCGGGTCGTTGGTCGGAACGCTGTCCGGAAAGCCCCGCCAATCGGCGTAGCCGGGGAACGTCTGCCCGCCAATCGTGACCGTCACCCAGCCGCGGAACAGCGTGGTCCGAGGGATCACCGCCGGGACCGGGGACTTCCGCGGAGCCATCGCCCCCTCGCCAGACGCACCGACGAGAGCCAGAGCCGCCACCGCTACCAACGTCGAGAGAAAACGCATCGAGAAGAATCCTTTCGAGGAGTCGAACCGTGGCCGCCGTCGTGACGCACCACACGAACTAGGACGCGATGAGGGGATCGAACCCTCGTTTCCCGCAAGGCGGGGTCCTGCCACTGGATGAATCGCGTCTGATCGATCACCGCAGGCTGTAGCGCCGGCAGGCATACCAGCGGCCATCCCGCCCCTGTGCCGTGCCCTCCTCGAGCACCGCCCCGCCGTTGTTGCAGCAGGCTCCGAGGGCCGCGGCCGGCGATCCGCCCACCCCGACACCCTCGTAGGTCGCGCCGTGGCTGGCAGCGTGGACCATCGAGCCGCTGGCCGCCATCGCCTCGGCGTGGCCCTGAGCCCCGCGGGTCACCGTCCGGGTACTCGCCGTCGAGCAGCTCCCGCCGGTGCAGCTCGACGCCCTGGTCGTCGTCACCGAGCGGCGAGAGAACGGGCCGGCGTGAGCCGCACCCGAGAGAACAGCCACCGCCAAAATCGCCATGAGAAAACGCATATCCACCTCCGTGAGAAAGTCATCGATCCATCGATCCGCAAAACCTAACACGCCCCGGACTTGTCTCCGGCGGCCTCGACGAGAGCGCGGAGCCGGCGGATCTCGGCGGCGGCGGCATGTGCGATCAATGCCGGGCCTTCGTCTGTCTCGGTGTCCGCCAACGCCTTCAGCAGCTCCACGATGTCCGGCTCCGGCGGTGCCGCGATCCTCGTGACCGGCTTGCCGTTCGCCGGCACGTGGCCGGCACAGAAGTGCCGGCCGTCGGCGTCTCGCCAGCGGGCCGGGGCGGGGCAGCGGGTGCAGGTTTTCATTTCGACTCCTTGAGTGATTTCTTCTTCTCAGCGATCGCCGCCCTCGTGGCAGCGACAATCGGGTCTGTGGATTCCCACCGCCTGGCGTAAGCCTCCGCAGACGGCCGATCCTGCTCCCGGCCCTTTCCCGACCGATCGGGCTTCTCCGGGTCGTACTGGCCGGCGTTGCACAGCGTCACGAACCGAGGCCCCAGGAACTGCGGCAAGCCCACCGGCTTGACGAAGTACCGACACCGGCCCAGCCGCTCGAGGGCCTTCCCGGCGTCTTCCAGCCACCCTGCGACGGCAATCCTGTCTGCCCAGCCCTCCGGGGGCGTCTCGGGCGTCCAGGCGATCCCAGCCCCCTTGTTCCACGCCTTGCGGAACTCTGGCCACGGATCTCCCTGCCCTGACTCCTCCAGCGAAGCCTCGCGTGGTGGTGGTGGAACTTCTTCTCTCTCTCTTCTCTTCTCTGGTTGCGCTTCTGTTGCGCTGCGAGCGCAACGGGAGCGTTTCATCCGGTCGGAAGCGAGTGCTCGGGCCTTCGCGGTGTCGCTGCAATGCCGGTGAAACCGGGGAAAACACAATCCCCCGGCGGTTTTCGCCAGCCAGCCCGCCCTCTCGAGAGCGGCACCGAATCCCTCGCACCTCGTCAGCCGATCCACCCAGACCATCCCAATCCCGTCAGCTTCCCCCTCGACCGTGTGGCGATCGGCCCACGACCAGAGGCGGAACAGCTTCCCGATCACCAAGTCCTCATCAATCGACAGGTCGGCGGCCACCCGGATGACGGACGGGTCGTCGGCGAGGTCGTGTCGCATCTTCAGCCAGTCACCCGCCATCCAGCACCTCCCACGGGGCGACGAGCCCCATCCACTGCGCCCACGACTTCGACCCGCCCTGCATCCGGTGGCAGGCAAACTTCGCCAACTCCGTCTCCGCGTCAGCCCGGTCGGCGACAGCAAGGGCCGCCAAGGTCCGCTCCTTCTCACAACTCATCGCCGGCTCGCCGAGGTGCATGTCCACCGCCTGGCAGACCGAGCACCACACCGCCAAGCTGATCCTCTGGTCGGCCATCTTGTCGGAGTGTTGCCGGATCATCCGGGCCACGATCCGCCAGTTCTCCACCCGGCTCCTCTGCACGAAGTAGCTCGAGGCCGGAATCGGCTTGTCGCTTGTCCAATGCCGCCGGCCACACTGATCCGCAAGATCGCGGAGCTGTGTCACCGGGAGGAGTTCGTATTCTTCGGACATGGTCGTATTTACTATCCGTGCCTGCCGTGCCTTCCGCTCCGCGGCATTCCGCACCGCGCCTTACCGTGCCCGACCGCGACTGCCGCGCCTCGCACACCGCTCCTATCCAAACCATTCCTGCCGTGCCGTTCGTTACCAAGCGAACCCATTCCACGCCGATCCGTTCCTGCCTAGCCTTGCCGCTCCCGACCTAGCCCGGCCGCGCCGCGCCATTCCATTGCTGCCGTGACGCTCCATACCACTTCGCGCCAAAAAGCTCCTAGCCATTCCTGCCGTGCAGTGCCGCAACTAACCGCACCGCACCGCGACGCACCGAGCCTTTGCTGCCGTGCCACTCCGTTCCGGTCCGGTCCTTGCCACGCCATTCCTGCCGTGCCTCTGCTTGCCGCTCCCATCGCTGCCGTGCCAGTCCTGCCGTGCCTTTGGCTGCCCCGCCGGGACTTTCCGGTCCGTGACTGCCGTTCCGTTCCGCTGCGCGCCCCGCCATACCGAGCCTCTCCTGCCGTGCCTTCGTGGCCTTGCCTAACCGGGCCTCGCCCGCGCCTGCACTGCCTCGCCACTCCCTACCGATCCAGTCCCCGCCACTCCTGCCGTGCCATTTCGATCCGCTCCGCACCACGCCGTTGCTAACCGAGCCCGACCAAGCCCTGCGATTCCTGCCACGCAATGCCGTCTCTTCCGGTCCGCTGCGTGCCGCGCCGAGCCTTTACATACCTGCCAAGCCTTGCGATGCGCATCCGCACGAGTCCGCGCCTTTCCTGCCGTGCCTTGCCCTATCTCTCCAAACCTGACGCTCCGCGCCGCGCCTCGCCATTCCACTCCTGCCATTCCGCTCCAAGCCTTCCGCTCCTGGCCGTGCCTTACGTCGCCTGCCGCGCCTTCCGTTCCTCTCCAGATCTCGCCAGGACACGCCATTCCTGCCGCGCCTTGCGCTGCCCCACCTCGCCCCGCCACTCCTGCCATGCCTCTCGTCGCTCTGCCTCACCGCACCACGCCATCCCACGCCACTCCTGCAGTCACGCCGGCTGCCCCTGCGTCTTCTCCTCGACCTTCTCAATCGCCCGGAAGATCGGCCGCAGCTCTTGAAGCTGCTGGTACTTCTTCCGAACAGTCTTCAACTCGCCGAGGGCCTGGCGGAGCAGCTCGTCACGCATGTCCTCCGCAGTCATCACGTCCACCAGCGGGCGATATCCTCCCCCTGGCTTCTGACGATCGGTGACGAGCGACACGTACATCGGGATCGACTGCTTGCCGGCCGGTGAATCGACGATCGTGATGGTCAACCGAATCACCTGCCGAGCCTGCCAGAGGCGGAACTGCTGTGCCGCCTCCGTGTCGTCCCATTGGAAATCGGCGTGGAGAGCCGTCCGCTCGTTGCGGGCGAACTCCACCACGTCCTCCGGCCGCAGCACGCCATCGTGCTGCGACCGAACGAACTCCAACTCTTTGAGCTTCGCTTCCTTGTCCACAAAACACCTCACTGGTTGATGACTTCGAACGTGCCCCAGCCCATACCGCAACTGTTCTTCGACGACGGCCGACCCTCACCGATGCCGACCTGGAGGCCGGCACGCATGACGAGATTGGCAACGTCGGCCACCGTAAACATGTCAGCGTCGAACCGGACGCGGATCGTCGCCGTCCAGCCCTCGTCGTACATCGCCCGCACGCGGATGTCGGCCACGCCGGTAGCGTTGCGGACGCAGTGCTCGACGTGCCGCGGTTCGCCGTTGATCCGCACCAGCGGCGTCCCCTCGGCGGCGTCGAATCCGTCGGCCTCGATGAAGATGGCTTTCTTCGCCTTCGTCATGTGGAAATCGACGATGCTGCACGCGGCAACCATCGCGTTGCGAATCGCCCCGGCCGGAATGCCGCACCAGCCGTCGCGGCTGCGGTGAAGGGCTTCTTCGAACGCAGCGTCGAAGTCCTTCGCCTCCCGCTTCTTGCCCTTCTTCGCCGTCGATCCCGCCGCCTGCTTCTCACGCATGACGTTGCGGGCCTTCTCGCCGAACGCAAGCTGGACGTACGGAGCGGTGCCCTTCAACACCAACTCGACCGTCTTGAAGTTCGGAGCGGAAATCTTCGTTTCGACTGTGCCGTTAGCTTGCGGAAGAACGTCCGCAATCCTGTTAACGTGTCCGTTAGTGCTAGCTTTTGCCTTCGCCATCGTAATAGTCCTCGTAACAAAACCACCGAACCACCCGACAGCACCTTGCCGCCAGGAATGTTGTTTACGCGCGGAAACCACCCACCACCCTCCACTCCGTCTCGCCCCGCCTGGCGGCCGACATGACCTCCAGCCCCGTCCGCTCGACCCGCCCGAGCCGCTCGAGCCGCTTCATGCGGCGGATCACCTGCTGATCGCTCATGCTGCCGATCCGAGCCGCCAGCTCCGTCTTCCCTGCCGGCCCCGCCGCCAGCGCCGCCAGGATCAGCCGCTCGTGTTCGTCCACTGCCGCGGCCGTCATCGCCTGCCCGGCCGCGACCGAGGTCGGCGGATCGGTGCGACGAGCCGGGGCCGGGTCGAAGTCGAGGAAGTGCTGGTTCTGAAAGACGCTCATGTGCTCACCAGCCCTTCCGCCTCGATCAACTGCCGGCACCGGAAGATCAGCGCCTCCCGTGCCCCGTCGCGGTCCTCGAGGTCTTCCGCCTGGCGGTAGCGGTCGCAGGCCGCAGCGAGGAGGATGATGTACTGGTCGCGCCTCGCAGCGAACGTCTCCTCGTGCAGCTCGCCGCGGCTGTTGGCGGACTGATCGCGGAGGATGCTGGTGCGAGCGGCCTTGCCGTCTCTGGTCGCGGCTCGGCGTCTCGCTGCCATGCAATTCCGGCACGTGTCCATCCGGCCGTCAGAGAGCCCTGTACGAAGGTAAAAGCCTCCCGGCGGCTTCATCAGCTTGCAGTTCAGGCACGCCTTCGGCTGTTCGCTGGTCGTCGTTACTCCCCCCATCGTCTCCCCTTTACTGTGGTGTCGATCCCAATCCCACCCCGGCCGCGTCGATCGGCCTCCGTGCCTGTCACGTGAGTGGTTGTCGTGGCAGCCTGCGGGAAATGTTCGCTGCCCCACGATCGCCGGTGATATGCGGGCAAGTTTCCGCGTCGCTCGTCCGGCTCACGAGCCCATTGCGCCACCGTGTGAGGCGCGGCCAGGGCGGGCCGGGTAGACCTAAAAGGGAATGTCGTCGGTGCTGCCGGCCTCGTCGCCTCGAGCGGCGGCCACCTTCGCCGCCGGCGTCCTGGCGGCCGGCTTCTTCTCCGGTGCCGCGGCGAAACGTGGGACCGGCTGGAAGTCGTTGACGAACACTCGCGGCTTGCCCTTGGTGCCGATCTTGGTCGTGACCTGAACTTCCATGCCGACCAGCTCGCCAGCATCGGTGTCGGCCCACGACTCCGGTGAGAACCCGAGAGCCTGGGCGAGGATCGCCGTCATGCCACGGTCCTTCTCCGAAGAGCCGTAGGACGCCCAAAACAGCGCATACGGCCCGTTCGGCGCAAACTCAAGGTTCAGGTAGTCGCCCGGATTGTTCTCGGGGAACTTGTGTGGCCCCTCGGCGGACTTGCGGATCGTCACCGTGTGGGTGCCGTCGGGAATCATCTCCCGATCACCGCCGGCCTGACCGCCGGCAGCGGCCGCGGCTGCCTCAAACCCGTCATCGAAACTGTGAACCCT